TCATCCCGCGCACAAACGCCCGCAACGCGGCCAGGTCGGTATCCCCGATCCGGAAGGTGCAATCGAACGTCCGCTGCCGCACTTGCAGGTCATACGTCAGCACCACACCGTATTCGGTGGCGTGTTCGACCAGTCGATGCCGGTCGCTCACCCGGAACACGGATTCGTAGTTCTGCGTGAGCGTCCGCTTGAGCGCGCCGAGCCACAGTTCGCCAATGGCCACCGCCGCCGAGTTGGTGCCGGTGACGACCAGACGCCAATACCGGAATCCGGTGGTGCTGTAGCCGCCGGCCGCCGTCACGTCGAGCCACGGCAGGACCCGCTGCCCATCTTCGGCGAGCGCAGGAATCGTCACCGCCGCATCGAGCGTCGGCGCGCCCCAGGCGTCGGTCGCATTCCCCTGCAGACTCACGCTGAGCCCGACGTCGAGGTTGTGCGGCCCGAGCGCGAAGACGTCGACGCGCTGCGCCGAGCCGAAGTCGAACACGTAGCTGCCGGTCGTCGTGGTGAGCTTGGCGGGCCGTCCCACGTTGCCATCCACCAGGCCCGTGCGCGGATAGTCGGCGTCTTCGGTCCCGCCGCCGATGGTGATGCTCGCGGCGTCCGCGACCTGGTCGACCGGCAACTGGTAGAGCACATCGGCCATCAGCGCACCCCGAGCACGTAGCGCGTATCCGTCCGCAACCCGCGCGTGTTCTGGCGCAACAGGTCGATGAGGGCCGGCGCCACCTCCCGCTCGACGGCGTCCCGCACCGACTGGCTATCGAGCGCCTGAATGGTGATGGTGACGTTCACTTCGGGGGACGGCGCAATGGGCAGCTGCCCCTGGTTGAGCGCGTGGAGACTGGCCGAGCCGAGTGTCGCGGCGGCCGGAGCCGACACCACGAACTCGCCAGGCGTCAGCATCGCCGGCACGGTATCGGTGCCTCTGGGCGTGAATGGCCACCCGCCCAGCGCCAGATACGACGGCGGCCCGACGACGCCCCCACGCGCATACGTGACCGGCCCCTCGACCCACCCGCCGCCGCCATACGCAATGCTCTGCGCGCCAGGCCCGCCCGGCCGAGGCACCCGGATGCGCTCGAGTTGCTCGATGACGCCATCCGCGCCCGTTTTGGCGGCATTCGGCATCTTCACGCCCATCGTCTCGAGCAGGACGTCGAACCGTTCGATGAGTTTGTTCAAGGCGTCGATCATCTGTTGCTGCGGGCTCTTGAACTTCTCGCCCACGATGCCCGCCTGCACCGCCTCATCAATGAGGTTCTGCGTCGTCTCATCGACCGCCCAGCCGAATTGCTGTTGCAGTTCCCAGATGCGCTGCAACGTCGGCTGCATGAGCTTCATCACGTCGGTCGAATTCTTCCCACCCGCAATCAACTGCTGGTAGGCCCCGCCCGCCTGAGCCGCCAACCCCGCGAACATCTCCTCGGTAATCCACCCGGTATTCGTCAGGCTCACCAGCAGCTTGCCGACCTGGTCGACGGAGTCCAGCAACGGCCCCGCCCACTCGTCCTTGACGAGGTCGGTCATTCGCAGCAACAGGTCGAAGGCTTCCCCGCCGCCGATGCCGAGCTTGCCCAACTTGGCCGCGAGCGCCGTGATGGCCGGCTCAATCTGCCGCAACGCCTCCATGAGGGTGGCGCCGTTCTGCCGGAGTTGCTCGAAGAGCGCGCCAGCCGCGCCGGCCAGGGCGCTCGCCGTCTGCGCGGAGATGGTCGCCGTCGTCTGCGACAGCGCCGTCAGGGCGGCCACGCCGGCATTCGCCTGCTGCTGGAGGAACTGGGCGGCGGCCTGTTGCACCTCGGGCTTGTTCTGGTCGGTCTGCAACCGGAGAATCAGGTCCTGGGTGATGATCCCGCCACCGGCACTCAACTGCGAAAGGTCGCCCACGAGCTTCTGCACGCGCTCCTGCGTGGCCTTGAACGCCGCCTCGAGCCGCCGCACCTCGGCCTCGAAGGTCTTGGTCTTCTTCGTGCTCAGCAGCTTGTCGATGCTGACGCCCGCGTAGTCGGCCATCTTGCGGACGGCGTCGAGGCCGCCCGCCTGTTGCAGCCAGGCGTCACGCATCTCGCGCGTCTTCTTGGATTCCCCCCCGAAGAGCTTGTCAAAGAGCGAGCCGACGGCCCCACCGAGCAGGGTGCCCAAGCCGGGAATGACGGAGCCGAAGGCGGCGCCCAGCGCCCCGCCCAACCCCGCCGTGACGGCCTTCCCCAGTCCCTTGGTGATGCTCCCGCCGAGCATCCCGCCGATGGACTGCCCGATGTTCCCGCCGCCCATGAAGGCTCCGAGAATCGTCGTGCCCAGCGAGGCGCCGAACTCATTGCCAAAGACGCCGCTCAGCGGCCCTGGCTTCGGCGCCTGATACCCCGGCGTCACGTTCGGCGCCTGAATCAGGAGATTCGCCCACGGGCTGCTGCTGGGTAACAGACTGGGGGTCGCGGAGAAGAAGGCGTTGGCCATCGACCGCCCGGCCATGCTGCCGAAAAGCGTCGGCGTAATGCCGAGCGTGGCCTGTGGCGCGAATGGCCCCGTCAGGTTGGCGAAGCTCGCGGGCGCGGTCGGCACCTTGAGCAGGGCGGCCCGATGGGCACGCAAGGCCGCCGTGTTCTCGTCGGTCGCGCGGGTCTGCGTCTTGGTCTGTCGGGTCAACTCGGTGACGGCGGCCCATTCCGGCACCGCCAGCGGCCCGAGCGGCGCGTTGATCGAGAGGCCGGGCCGGGCCGGAGCCGTCGGCCGCGTCACCTCGGAGAAGATTGGCCCGAACATCTGCTCCGAGAGTTGCACCTGGCCCTTGGTCGAGAAGAGCGCGTTGACCGCCGGGTGACGTTCAAACCAGTCATTCAGGCGCGAGAAGGCGCCGATGATCTCGGCGATGCCGACCTTCACCTGCACCTTGAGGTTCGACATCGCATCATCAAACTCGCCGAGTTTCTTGATCGTCTCCTCCGAGGCGATCGGCAGGTCGTCCTTCAGCGTCTTGCTCAAGTCCTTGATGAAGCCGTCCAACTCCTTGGCCCCGCGCCCGAACAAATCCTGCTTCAGCGCCGCCCGCTGATACGGGTCCTGCACGCGCTCGACGGCGGCGGCCAGGTCGAGGAAGGTTTGTCCAGGGTCTTGGGAGCGCAACTGGTCGAAGCTCAGGCCCAGCGTTTGCACCGCCGCGACGAAGCCCTTGTCGCGGTCGCCCATCAATTGCGCCATCTTCGCCACGGCCGTGGTCGCCGTGTCGAGCGAGACGCCGGACGTCTCGGCGGCATACGTCATCCGCTGCAACACGCCTGTCGAGATGTTCGTCTTGGCGCTGAGGTCGTCCAGTTCAGCGGCCCACCGGCCCGTATTGATGATGGCGGCGCCGATGGCCGCCGGGCCGGCGTAGCGCAGCACCATGCTGCTCAGATTGCTCATGGCCGAGCCCAGCCGTGTCGTGGTGGGGCCGACCTTGTCGAGCGCCGAATCCATCTTCACCGCCCCGCCCGCCGCCTGGTCCGTCCGCATCTTCAGCAGCGTCAATTCGGCATTCAGCGCCCGGATGTCCGCAGGCGCTTCCTTGCCCAGCCGGTCGAACTTCTGCATCACCTCATTGACGCTGGCGCTCACCTTCCGCAACTCCGTGTCGGTGAGCTTCGACACGCCGCCCACTTCCTTGATGGCCACGGCCATCAGGCGCGCCTGGGTCAGCAGTTTCCCGCCGTCGAAGCGGTCGAAGGCGGTCTGCAGACTGCGCTGGACGCCGCGCGTGTTTGCCTCGAAGACCTTGAGGTTCTGCTGGGCATTGGCGACCGCCTGGTCCCATTGCGTGAAGTCGGCTTCGAAGGCTGCGCGTTTCGCCATTAGACCAGGTCCTCGGTCCGATTCAGGAGGTCTTCGAGATCAGCCATCATCTGTTCGCGTTCCTGTATGGCGATGCCCACGAAGATCTCGCCATGCGGTGAGACCACACCGCGCGACGCATTGCCCCGTGTCGGATCGCGCCGGACTTGACTCAGCCCCGCGCCCTGCTCGTAGAAATGCAGATGCGGCGCGGTCACCACGGCCACCGCCGATGGCACGGGCAACCCATTCGCCGTCACCGCGAACGACCGGGAGCCGCCGCGTCGCACCGACCGCACCAGGCGTCCCGTGAGAATGGGATATGCCTGCCGCGCCCGACGCACCGTCGTATCAGCCGCCGTCTGAGCTCGCTGACTCGCGGCCCGCTTCACGTCGTCAGTCACGCGATCGAGCGCGACGCTGACGTCCCGAAGCGTGAACAGTGGCACCGGCATCGTCGTCCTGCTGCTCCTGGCGGCGCTCCAACTCGCGGCGCCGCTGCCAGTCACCCGGCCATCCCAACAACCGATCCGCCCGGAGCGGAGTCTTGCTATAGGGCGTCAGCACCCAACAGGCGAGCGCGGCCACCCGGAGCCAGGCATCCTCATCGCGGCGCCTCGCCCCCGTCACCATCAGCTGAAACTCCCGAGGCGTCAGCCGGCCGAACTCCCACGGCTTCAGCCCGAGGTCGCCATACGCCAGCGGTTCCGCCTGCCGCCGCCAGCGTCGAAACGGCGTCAGGCATCGGCGTCCGACTCCGGGGGAGGGTCCACCGTGGCCGGCACCTCCCCAGAATCCGCCTCGGCCCGGATGGCGTCGACCTGTTCGACCATCCGCCGCCCGTAGACGCCGGAGCCGAAGAGCGCCTCGAGCACCGTCTCGTTGACCTCGGCGACATCGCCGCCCCGGTCGATGAGCCGTTGCAGCAGGCTCTTGACCTTGCGTTCCGTGAGGGTGGCATCCTCGTGGCGCAACCCGTGATAGAGCAGCGCCACGAGGGCCACGATCCGCTGCTTGTTGGCCCAGAGTTGGTCCAGACCGACGCCGAGGCGCTGTTCGAGCGCCTCCACCTCGTCAATCGTGAAGCGCAGCACGCGGGGCTTATCCAGCGTGATCGGCGTGCCAGCCGCCATCGGGTCTAGCTCCCACCGACGAACGTGCTGGCCGTCTTCGTCAGGATCGACACCGAGCAGGAGAACTCCGGCACGCCATCGGCGTTGACCGGCCCATGCTCAATGAAGTCCAGCACGTCGAGCGTCCCCTCGAACTTGAGGTTGCCGTCCGTGTTGTTGTAGGGACCCCAGATGTAGGCTTTGCCCTTGCCCAGAGTCGTGTTGGCCATCGGCCCGAAGAAGGTGACGGCCTCGGCCGTGAGCGGCCCCCGGATCGTCCACAGTTCCTGCGTGTGCCCGGCGATGGAGACGGCGCGCACCGCCTTGAACGGCTTGACGATGAAGCGGTCGGTCGTCGGGTTCGTGTCCACCGAGACGACATCGAAGATGTCGCTCAGGACGGTCATATTGGGCGGCGAGGACGAGTCCTCAATCGCCAGGTGGGCGTCTTTGCCGCTGAAATACTCTCCAGGCATCTCTGTCTCTCCTTTACCGGGCGGTCGCCCGGAAAATCAGTTCCCGCATCACCTGCGGGCCACCTTCGGCCTCCATGAAGACTGGGCCGTGCGTCACGTCCCACACAATCCCGGCCTGGAGGAAGCCGGTGATCGTCAACGGTTGACGTTCCAAGATCTGCATTACGAGATTGCCGAGGTCATCGAGTTCCTTCGTGCCCCGATACCGGGACACGGGAATCACCTTCACCGTGCAGGTCCGGCCGTAATGGCCCGCCCCGAGTTTCCGGGGCGCGTCTTCCTCGTGATTGCTCACCACCCAGAGATACGGCGGCACGGTCCCGATGGGCACGTTGGTCCAGACTTTCGGCTCGCCGTCCGCGTCGGCCAGCAGTCCCGCCAACGCCGTATCCGCCCGCAGCATCGTCACGACCTGGGCGACGACTTCCGGCAGGATCGAGCCGCGCATCGTCATGGCTGGCTCACCTGCACCCCGTCACAGACGACCGTGATACGGCGCCCGTCGGCATCGCGCACCGTGCGCAGCGCATAGATGAGCCCGTCCAGGTCCCGTGCCCGGAGCGCCCGCGTCTCCGTCAGCAAGTCCGCGCGATACCAGGTGCGGATCGTGTGCGTGTACTCCGCTTGCAGCAGCCCGGCCTCGAGCAGTTGCCGCGCCGACGCCGGCCGGACCTCGGCCCAGGTCGAGACGAGGGCATCCCAATCCGTCGTGTGCCCGCCCGACCCGTCATCCGGCCCGGTGAACACCTCGAAGGTCACCCAGTGATTGAAGCGGCCGGCGCTCATTGATACGCCTCCCGCACCCACGGTAGCCGTTGCGCCGACGCCGACCACGGGTCCACATGCCCGTGAAAACACACCAGCCGCGCCGACGGCGGCAGCGGACGCTGGCCCTCTTTCAGGTCATTGCGGAACGACAGCACCCCATCCTGTTTTGTCCACCGGGCTTCCTGCGGCCCGAGACACGCGCCAATCCAGGCCTGGTCCGATCCAAATTGTTTCGACCGCCGGCACGCCGCAACCGCCCGCGCCGGGTCGAACGTGTCCCACACCTGTCGTCGCGCCCCCGCCGTCAGCAGGAACATCGACCCGTTGTAGAGCGTGCGGCCATTCGTGTCGGCCCAGATGACGAACTCCTCGGGCCGCTCCCAGAGCGGGGTCACGTCGCCGGTAATGACGACGTCGAGGTCCAGCGACACGAACCGTGGCCCGAACCAGTCGACGGCCTCGGCCGCGAATGCCTTGAGCCGGCGCCAGCAGGACGGATTGCGCGGATGGCCCGAGGGATTCGGCAGCGTGGCGTAGTCGGGCCACAACGGCACGACCTCGACCGCCGGGTCCAGGCCGCGCGGGTCGTCGGTGACGCAGATGAACCGATGTGGCTGGGGATAGTGGCGGGCCACCATCCGGCGCAGCACGTTGACCGTGTGCGGCCCGAACTGCGACCGATAGCCGGGATGCGGGCGCCAGCGCCAGCAGACCACGCTCAACATGACACCTCACGCATCACGCCACCGCCTGCCGCTTCACGGCCGCGTCCCGCTTGCTCTTGCCCTTGTAGTGCGTCACGTAGGGCGCCAGCGGCGACACCGGCCAGATGTGCGAGCGCCCCGCGTAGCGATGCGAGGTCAAATCGACGGCGCGCACCGGCACGGCCGCGAGGCCGGCGCGGAGCACATGGCAATCCGTCCAGCCGGGCAACGCCCGGAATCGCTCGCTCGCATACAGGTCACAGCACCAGTCCAGCAACGGCAGGGCCTCGGGAATCCGAAACCCCACATAGCCCGTCTCCGGGTGCATCGAGCCGCGCCCGAGATACGCGACATCGGCATCGCCCAGCAGGCTCGCCGCCCAGCCGGCGGGAATCGGCCGCGTGGTGACCGTGTCGCCGTCGAGCCAGGTCAGCACACCTGAGCCCATTTGCCGCGCGGCGTCCCGTTGCACGAAGGGCTTGACCGCAAACCGCCGCGCGTCGTAGCGATAGTGGTAGGGCTTGGGGCGGGGCGTCTCCGGCGTCGACTCCCCGCGCACGGATCGGTCAGACCGCCACCGCTCGCAGCACGCGCGCCACTCGGGGAGGTCTGTCGTCAGGCGCGCCTCACCCGTGAGCAACGGCATCGGCCGGTCGAGATAGACGACCAGGCGCGTCGTCGTCGGCCAGTAGCGTGCCACCGAGGCCACCATGCGATGGCCATACAAGGCCGCGCCCGTCGCCGAGAAGCTCGTCACCAGCGTGTCCACCCTAGTAGACCTCCCAGCGTCCACGACCAGGCGGATACCCGTAAGGCGCGCGGGGCGGCAACCAGGCCTCGTCCTTCACAAACACGAGATTGGCCCGCGTGTAATCCACAAGGCTGTAGCCGCCCTCGCGCCCCAATGCCACCAGGGCCGCCGCACTCGCGCCGTAGTAATCCGTCCCATCCCAGCGATGCGTCGGGCTATACGCCATCACGACCCGCTCCGAGGGGGCGAACCGCGAGTTGTATTCGATAACCACGACCCGTGGCCGAAAGTCGGTCAACGCCTTCCACAGATAGAAGTCGTTGCCGTCGACATCGATCGAGAGCAGGTCGAAGGTGGCGGGCACCTGCTGGGCGCGAAAGGTC